TTAGCCCAGATATGAGGTGTAACTGTGGCCGACGAATGGATTGGGATTATTGAAACGACCCGTCACAAGTACATGAAAGGTGCTTCTGACTTGACTCTCCGAAAGCGATTGCTTTTGGCGATGCTCAAGAAGCGTGGCCGAATCATGTACAACGCCAGTGGCGACGAGCTTCGCTGGCAAGTTGAGTTCAGTCAACCACCGGTGAGTGCCTATGGCGACGGTGGCGTGATCGACTTCAGCAACCACGACGCATACCGTCAGTTGGCTGTTGACTGGCGTGGCTATGTTGCCACCGACACGATGACCAAGAAGCAGCAGCGGATGAACCGTGGCGACGAAGCGTTGGTCAAGGTGTTCGAGAACAAGCAGAACAACTTGATGAAAGCTATCCGCGACAACTTCTGCGGAGAACTTTATCGAGACGGTTCAGGGGTTGGGCGTGAGAACAACGTCCACGGCCTTGAGACGTTCATGGGCGACGACGGCAACACGGTTGCGGCCGACATCATTGCAAACCCGAGCGACACTTACGGCGAGACTTCCCTCTCGACAGCACTTGGAGCTTTGGGTGGTTCGTGGTCAAGCGACGGGACGGCTCCGAACGCTACGCTTGGGACCGACTGGCCGGATGGCAGTGGTGACAGCGAGTATGACTTCCTGAGCCCCAAGCTGGTCAACTGGTCCAGCAACGCGTGGGGCACGGCAGCGACGGATTGGGAGTCGAACTGTTGGCGAGCGATCAGCCAGACGATCACATGGTTGACGATCAACGGCAGCGACGAGGGGATGCCTAACCTGATTCCGTTGGCATCAAACCTGTTCCAGGGATACAAGGAAGCCCAGGAAGTGAAAACCCGGATCAGCATTCCCCACAAGGAATCGCAGGACCTTGGTTTTGGAATGGTTCTCAACCAGGACGGCGTTGGGATCTACCCTGACTTCGACTGCCCGATCAATACCGGGTATGCGTTGAATCTCAGCACGGTAACGATCCACTCGCTGTTCCCAGAGTTGTTCTGGATGGAAGGTCCCGACAAGGACCCAAGAACTCTGTGGTCCTATTTGTGGGGCACGGGCTTCTTCGGGAACGTCACTTACCAGCCGAAGTACACGGCGAAGATCAAGAACTTCGCTTAGGGGAAACAAGCGGCAGCAGCGGTTACGGGGTGACATCGTGTCACCCTGGCTTCTGTGAGCCCCTTACTTTTTACGGAGATTGAACTGCTATGGCAGCAACAGGAAATGTCGCGGCTGGCCTTCCGAATCTTGGTCACACCTATCACGGTGGGACGCCGAGTTCGATTGGTCGAAGCGTTGATTTGGAGGGGACCGAGGCTTATTTCAAAGACGAGGTTCCACAGACCGGTATGGCACCGGCCTTGAAGCGAAGCGGCCGAACGAAGGTTTGCCGACTGGTTCGCAATAGCAGCGGGATCAGCTTGCTTCCGAAGCGTGCGGTGAAGTGGGAGAGTGGATACCGTGGCACCCGAGTGGACGGTTACTGTGCCGTTACCGCAGCGGAATGTGCTGGGATTGTTGACGACCAGTTGCCTGCGGGTGGCGTTGCCGACGACGATCTGTTTTGGGTAGTTCGCAAGGGGCCTTGTTTGCTTTTGACCGACCTTGCAGGCGGTGCAAACAATGTTTTCAGCGATGGCACGGTTGTGGTTGCATTGACTGCGGCCACGAGTCAGGCGACCACGGCTGGCCGTATTGCACCACAAAGCTTGACCGGTGCGACTGCCGTTCTCGGTGGTCAGATCCAGAACGCCATCGGTAAGGCGATGAGTGCCAAGACGACGGCAAACACCAATGCCGACATTCTGGTGGACCTGGAGATTATCAACTAATCATCAGGTGTCCTGGCGATTTGCTAAGGATGTAAGCCCCGCTCTGTGTATGCAGGGCGGGGCTTTTTTTGTTACAGTGACACGGTGGCACCTAACAACGGTGAACTATGGCTATTGATCGAAAGAAACTTGAGAAGTGGTTTGGTCCACGATGTATGCCTGGGGACCCTATTGCCCAGGATGCTCCAGCACAAGAAATCAGGCTGTGTGCAAAGAGGCTAGCCGAGGCGATTGTGGACAACACGCCAGCCAGTGCTGACCAGAGTAGTGCCATTCGTTACGTCCGACAGGCTTTGCAATGGTCTGTTGAGGCGATCGTTCACGAGGAATCCAGTTAAGGAGTCTGCCAACAATGCAGAAACAGAAGCTTGACGTGATGGTGGTGATGTTTTGCTACGCAGGCAATGGTGGCGTGGCGACGGTTTTGCCGGACATTGCTACGTGGCTTACGAAGGTCACGCGTAGGATGTCGGATGATGACCGGATAGGTCGTGTCGGCATCAAGCGAGCGGGCGACATTCCTTTGACGATGGAACGGAACCGAGTCGTCAAGGAAGCAAAAGACCGGGACTTTGATGTCATTGTCATGCTTGATAGCGACAATGTTCCTGACCTGTATTTGAACAGGCGTGAAACGGCCAAGCCATTCTGGGACACGTCGTTTGATCTTTTGTACGAGAGAAAGCTCAAGGGTCTGCCGACTGTCGTCTGTGCTCCGTACTGTGGCCCTCCTCCTCATCCTGTCAACGGAGGTGAGGAAAACGTGTACGTTTTCTACGCGGAGAGTGATGAGTCAGACGACAAAGATCCAGACAAGGTTGGTGCAATCCGTTTCTCTAGTTACAGCAGACAGCACGCTGCTTTGATGCGTGGAATACAGCCGATTGCAGCAGGCCCAACCGGTTGCATTATGTATTCGGTGGATGCGTTTGATTTAATGCCGATTCACGGTATGTCCGACCAACAGATACTGGAGGACTACAAGGCTGGTAAGTACACAACTGAGCGGGCACGGCAGTTGTTGCGAATGGAGTCGTGGTTTTTCTACGAGTACACCGACGCTTACCAGACGAGGAAGGCCAGCACTGAGGATGTAACAAACACGCGTGAGATTCAGCTTGCCGGTATTGAGAAGCATGGGGAGCCTGTGGTGTTCTGCAACTGGGACGCGTGGGCTGGCCACATGAAGCCGAAGTGTGTTGGTGCTCCACAGCCACTACGGATCGAGCAGGTAAGTGGCGTATATCGAGAAGCAGTGGAGAACAACATTTCAGCAGCGGACAGGATTGTGCAGGTTGACTTCACTGAGAAGGATGATTTCGATCCTCCTGTGACATCAACAACCGATCAGTATGAGACTGGTCTTGATGAGGCAATCGCAAAGCGTGAGTCAAATCCAATGTCCGCCGCAATGGGTAGGCAGTTAAGGCTTGGAAAGCCTTTTGTGTCGCCCTCGATCAGTGAACTGGACTGCGAGAGCGTTCGGAATGTAATGGAAGCAGTCCGTCCCGATAGGACAGCAGTCATTGGCGACATGACTGGCGAGTTGTGTCACGCAAGCCGGTGGGGGAGTAAGTGCTCAACGTTTGCTATCAAGGTTGGTCCTGAGTGGGATAAATTCAAGTCACTCAGCGGGGTGAAGCTTGTTGGGAAGTCAGGTGAGGAGCACCAGCAGGAGGACCCTGTTGAGGTGGCTCAGTCGCTTCCTCCGCAGGAGCTTGACTGCGTTGTCGTCCATGCAAAAGAGGGCGGTGACGCTGCTTCTGTATGGATGGAGAGGCACGTCAGAAAAGACGGGATGCTGGTGGTGGTTGACCCTGATGGTATACAGCCTGAGCTTGATTTGGACTCCAATTACGACGATCGCTTGCTAGAGGGAACTGGCGTTCGTGTTGTGTTCAAGAAGGTTCAAAATGTCGCTTCATCGTTGTGAGCAATGTATTGACGATTACCCAATCGAGATGTTCAAGCATCTTGAGCATGGGATGATCTGCATTGGCTGTATGCGTGGAGACAGGTATCGTCGAAGCGAGGAGGCCATGAAGGACAAGGCCAAGTCGATTGCAGGCCAGCTTGTTTCACTCGCGAAGGACAAAGAGATTGGTGCCGCCAGCTTCGACACAGCGTCTCTCAAGCTGATTCTTGGAGACATTTACAAGTCATTCGGTGGTCCAACATCGTTTGCAAGTCACCTTCACTGGGTGATTATGGAGTTGTCTCGCAGAAAGCCTATCCCGGCTGCTGTTGGGCACATCATGGTGAACCTGATGAAGTTGCAGCACGCTGTGGAGATGCGAGAGGATCAGGTCACAGCCAGGGAGATGACTGACGAACAACTCAAGCGTGAGACAGAGCTAGCCGCAATGAGGTTGCTTGTCGATCAGGCGAACGATTCTGAGCGGAGAAAGATGCTGGACTCTGTGCTTGGTCAGTATGGTCTGACGATTCGTGAGGCGAGTGCTGATGAGATCATGGAGGTAGTGGATGAGTCGTCTACTCGAATTACGTGAGGAGCAAGAGAGACGAGAGCGAGAGATACTCAAAGTCTACCGCCCATCTATCCAGCAGGGACCCATACACCGCAGCAAGGCGTCGGAGATCATTGTCCGTGGTGGTAAGCGTGCTGGCAAATCGGTGGCTGTATCTGCTTTGTTTGCTAGCCGTGTTACAGGGACTCCAGTCATTGCTGAGGATGGCACAGAGATCCACAGTCCCTGGAGCCCTCCAACGCCAGACTATCCGAGGATCTACTGGATCATTGGTTGGGATACTAAGCACATCGGACAGACGATTTTTCGGCTTCTGTTTCTTCCTGGACAGGGTGGTTCGTATCGCGTGATTCAGGATGAAAAGACAGGCCAATGGAGAGCTTGGAACAGGGCAAATCCTGAGGACAGGAAACGCATTTCAGACAGCAAATTGGCCGAGCCATTGATTCCAGAGCGGATGCTTGATGGTGGGTTTGAGAATGCGTTTGAGTGGGAGGACAAGAAGGCCAACCAGTTCAACAGCGTCAGGCTAAAGAACGGTGCTGTGATCTACGCCTACCCGAGTTCAGCAAGAAACCCGAAGCAGGGCGATGCTGTGTCTGGCATTTGGATTGACGAGGACATCCAGTTCCCGAATCACCTCAAGGAATGGCAGGACCGCTTGACTGACGAGGAGGGTTGGTTTGTGTGGTCTGTATGGCCACACATGAAGAACGAGGCGTTGCTGGAGCTTATCAACCGGGCAGAGATGGCCGAGCGTGACGAGAACCCTCAGATTGAGAGTTTTCAGTTGGTCATGACAGACAATCCGTTTTTGAGCGACAAGGGGAAGAAACAGTCTCTCGGAAGGATGGAGTCGGATGAGGAGATAGCACGCCGAAACCGTGGTGAGCTACTGATTGATGCGTTGAGTATGTATCAGTTTTCTCCGACGATTCACCAGATACAGCGTCCAATGGATGGTGCGTTGAATTTGACTGACCTGAGTGATGCACACAGGTTCTTGCGGGACTTGTGGTTGGCAATGAACGGGTTTCCTAAGTCATGGACTCGCTATCTTTCGATCGACCCGTCCAACACAAGGACAGCCTGTCACTCCTGGGTTATTCCTCCCAGGGAGGTAGATGGTGTTTTAATTGGAAATCTAGCGATAGCAGAATGGGAGTTGGTTGCTAGGCGGTTTAGTGCTGACATGCTGGCAAAGTCGTTGATGGACAGGTCAAGCGGCTATCGCTATGAAGCGTTCATTATGGACCAAATGGCTGGTCGCCAGACACATGCAGGCCGGGATGACAACACGTTTGAAGTGTACGCCTCGGCCTTTAAGAGGGTGAAGTTTTACAGCAGGCTGTCGTCCTACTCGTTCATTCCTGGTTGCAATGTGAAATCGACAAGGTATCGGGCAGTTCGTGATCTGATGAGGATACAGCCGGATGCTGGAATTCCCAGTCTTTTGTTTGTTGAGGAGACAAACCAGGAGACAAAGAGGGAGTTTGCGAGGTATCGAAAAAAATCTGAGAACAGGGGAGAGGGTGTGGACTCTGTTCTTGATGAGCCGATGAACCCAAGGCTTTACGACTGCATGGCCAGCGTAGAGTATTTTTCGGCCTATATCGACCAGATGTTTCTTGTGGATCAGGCGTATGTGGACCCGTCTGTTTACGGAGGAAAGAGCAGTCCCGTGTAT